TGCATAATACAAAATAAAAGTTTTGTATAATTCGGGGATTGATTGGTAAATTTGGAAATTTTTGGCAATTGACATATCCGAACAAATGTTCTATAATATAGTTAGAAAACGAACAAGCGTTTGTTACTTACAAATAATACGGGAGGTCTACCAAAATGACTATAGATGAATACACAAGTCTAACGCGCGAATTAGCGTCAGGCGACGCAGACGAAGCGCGCACTTCTCAGATTCTTGTTAGTCTCACAGATGCGTTTACAGAGTCATCGTCAAATCTTGAAAACGCACAAAACGAGATAACCAAACTGACAGACAGCAACACTTCGCTCAAACAGGCAAATTACGAACTTTTCTTACGAATAGGCTCCAAGCCCTCGGACCCGCCCGACACCGCCGAACAGACACTTAAGACACCCGAAGATTACGCCGCCGAAATCGGCGAGTATAGATAAAAAGGAGTTATAATTAAAATGGCAAACGCAGCAAGAGCCGTTTCGGTTATGAACGCAGTGAGAGCAGCTGGCTCTCAGAATTATCAGTCGTTCATTCCGGAAGCAACACTTACAAACATTGCAGAGGTCGGAAACCCTATAATTAATTATCAGGCAATCCGCAATGAATTCTGCACACTTCTTCCCAACATTATTTTTGACACCGTTCTTCACAATAGAGTGTGGAACAATGAATTCGCGTTTCTTCGTAAAGCGCTGCCTATGGGTTCTGATGTAGAGGAAATTGCCGTCAACCCCGCTAAAGCAGAAAAATTCGACCCCGAAAATGATTACCTTACGGGATATTTCGATAAGCCCGACATTAAGGTTGCGTTCCACCGTCTTAACCGTAAAGACCAATTTAAGGCGCGTATTCAGAACAACGAACTTAAACTTGCATTCCGTTCATGGGAAGACCTCGACGACCTTATTGCAGGTGTAATTAACTCGCTTTACAACGGTGATAATATCGAGGAGTTTGCGCTTCTCAAAAACACTATAAACAGTGCACTTGCAAAGGGCTACGTCTCAACCGTACAGGTTGCAGAGCCGACCGATGAAGCATCCGCAAAAGCGTTTATGCGTAAGGTTCGTCAGACTTACATTGATTTCAGATTCCCGTCGTCGCGTTTTAACCGTTATGCAGAAATATCGGGAGACGGCAAGCCGTATATCACATTCTCTCCCACTGAGGAAACGATGATAATTATTTCGTCCGCTGTTTCTTCTATTGTCGATGTGGATGTACTCGCAGCTGCGTTTAACATGGAGCGCGCTGACTTTATGGGTCGCGTTATCTATGTAGACGATTTTGGTATTGATGGTGTTTATGCGCTTATGTGCGACCGTCGGTTCTTCCAGATTTATGATTCTCTCCGTGAGACAGGCTCGTTCTACAACCCCGCGCGTATGGAGTGGAGATATTTTTGGAATGTATGGCAGACCTACAGCGTATCACCGCTTGCTAATGCCGTAATATTTACTTCGATTGTAGATGGTAAAGTAGACGGGGCGCAGCTTTCAGCCGGACAGGACACTGTAACTCTTAGCGACACCGCTACTGATGTTGTCATAGACGCATCTGACTTTAACAATACTGTTTCTCTGTTCCTTATGGGTAATAACATTCCCGATAATCAGACCGTTACCGCTACAGCTACTAAGGACGGCTCAGCAGCGTCCGCATCCGTTGTAACTGTAACATATAAGTCGGGAAATCAGTACACGGTTACTTATGATAAGAAGACAACCGCAGCATCAGAGAAAACACAGGTTGTTCTTAACATCGGTAGTGACACAATCGGCGCGTTCACTGTAGATAATTCCAAGTAAAAAGATAAGCTCGATGAGCTTTTAATAAGCATACTATCTTAATAATCGAGAGGGAATGGTGGGTGGGTATAAATATGAAACTTATTCTTACATTGTTTATCTGTTTTCTTATATGTGTAACAGCTGATTATATCACAGGTGTTATGAAAGCATATGTGAACAGCGAAGTATCTTCAAAAGTCGGAAGAAAAGGAATATTGAAAAAAGCCTCTTACATTGCGGTAGTATTTTGTGCAATGATGGTTGACTATTTGATATTTATTACAAGTGGAAAATTTGGTGTCAACTACGACCCCATTTCTTGTGTACTTGTAATGGCATGGTTTGTAATCAATGAATTGATATCTATTCTTGAAAATGTATCGTCTATTGGCGCGCCGTGTCCCAAATTTCTGAAATCGCTTATGAAACGATTGCAGAATAATATAGAAAGCGTAGATAAAGGAGATAAGCCAAAATGAATAAAAAATTTCGTGGTATAGACATTTCGCTTTATCAGCGGAACATTGACTATGATAGAGTTATAAAAGATAATGATTTTGTAATAATCAAAGCGGGGCAGGGAAGAACAGCGGAATATAATTTCCCGTTTACTGACCCACTTTTTGAACAGCATATAAAGGCGTTTCGTTCACGCATATCGGGGAAGAAATTCTACATAGGAGTTTATTGGTACTTCATGGGTAGAACGGAAGCCGAGACTCTTGAAGAAGTTAAGTATCTTATACAGATACTTAAACCTTACAAAGAAAATATAGATATTGGAGTGGCTCTCGATGTAGAAGATACATCCCTCATGGGAGATGTTGACGGTCTGTCTCGTAGAGTGAATCTTTTCCTCAATTCTATAATTGGAGCAGGATACAAGGCGTATATTTATGCTAACGAATATTTTCTCGCTACTCAGTTTAAGAATAATCTGAATTTCCCGCTTTGGCTCGCGTCTATAGACGACGGCACTAAGTCGCACAAGGGACTTCAGAAGAAATATCCCAACCTTAAAATATGGCAGTATAGCTTTAAGGGTACAGAGGGCGGAATATACCCCGTGGATTGCAACGAAGCGGTTGATATAATCGGAGACACCAACACCGATTACCTCGTAAACATGAAAGATGTTGTTACGCTCACGCGCTTTCTGTCAGGTTGGAATATAAAGGTCAACGAAGTGCAGTCTGACATAAATCAAGACGGATATGTAAACATGAAAGACCTTATAGAACTTATAAGGCTCATGGTAGAGGAGTAATATATTATGGCGTACACACCGAGTGGTACAATAGCGTTCTATAGAGTGCCGTGGAAAAGCGACTATAAAGATGTACGCCTGTTCACTTCAAAGACGGAGGAGAGTAATTATTTCTCCTCCCCTTTGAGGGTAGAACAAAACTACACATATATTCGCGATAAGCAAGCTATTAAAGTAAACGCTAATAAAGAGGCTATGGAGCAGTATAACTACATTCGTTATATGAATGAAAACTTTTCTCTTAAATGGTTTTACGCTTTCATAACGAAAGTAGAATATATAAATCAAAACGCTTGTTATGTTTACTTTGTGCAGGACGTGCATATGACATGGTGGGACTGTTATACAATTAAATCTGCATATGTAAAGCGTGAGCACGTTTCTGATGAATCAGACAGTAATAATACTATTGTTGAGGATTTTAATATTTCAAACTATGAACAAGATTATATCGGTTATTCAGTTGATTATACTCCAAAATCAGCTGATAATACAGGCGGATGCGCATTTATAGTAATAACTTCTAATATCCCACTTATTAATTTAGAACGGGCGGACGCCACTAAAGATTATAAAATTAGAGATATAAAAGCGCGTACAAGCGTGCCAATATTGAACAATATCCGCGGCGTTGGCACATATGTTTTGCTGAAAACGGCTGAACAATACAATAAGTTTTTTGAAACAGCAAATAACTTTGGTTTTATAGATTCAGTATCGCAAGTACTTATGTGCGATTATGATATCATTCAAACGTACTGTACTATTACAGAAGTGACGGGTTCGATAACAGGCACAATAAACGGTGGTGGTACTGTCCAATTTTGGACAGGTGATGAGGTAGCTCCTCGCACAAGTGATGTATACGCGCCTTATATTATCACCAAAATGTCGGACGCATATACGTCAGATACTTTCACGCATATTACAGTAGCGGGATACGAACCAAAAAATAGAAAAATTTTTCATTATCCATGTTGTAAATGGGTGATTGACGCAAATAATGGTGATTATGTAGAATTACAACCGCAATTATCGCACACTGCCGTAGAACTGATAATAGATGAAAAATTATCACTTGACACGAAACTTTCTGTGCGCGCGATTCCGCGTCACTACGCATTGACAGATTCGTTTGCAGCTACATCGGGATGGGACTATTTTAATATTCCAAATTCTGTGGGTATTACAGCGTCGGTATCAATCCCGTTTGTTAAAGACAATGCAGCAGTTTGGAATGCTCTTAATTCAAATACAATAAACGCGCAAACTTCAAATGCAAAAGTTAAAATAGCGCTTGACGCAGTATTCGGCGCGATTGATACAGTCGCGTCAGCCGGCGCTGGAGCGTTGAACATGGCAGTGCTTAATCCGTCAAGCGTAACCGGACTAATTGGAGCGGGCAAACAAGGTGTTTCGGAATTGACCGACACAGGACGGTCTATTACGCGCGACGTTATGCAACTCCGTGAAACAGAGGCTAATATAAATGATAAAGCAAACTTACCGTCGCAGCTTATGAATATGTCAGCAGACGATTCATGGAGCGCTCAAAACGGTTTTATGAAATTTGCTATTCGCCATATGTGCGCCCCACTCAATGAAATAAAACGGTATGATAAATATTTATCGAAATATGGTTACAAAACGAATGACTTCAAGATACCCGCCATGAATAATCGTCAGAAATGGAATTATGTTGAAACATCATCTATAACAATCGCTCCTGTGGAGAAAAACGGTTATACTCCTACAGACAATGAATTAATCGAAATTGAGAGTATATTCAATTCGGGCGTTACATTTTGGCATATAAATGATGTCGGAAATTACGGTGACTATACCAATGAAATTGTAGGTGATACTAATGGCAAATAAGAAAATTCCTGTAGGATTCAAAGGCGCGAACAATGAATGGATAGCGGGAATGACAGAACAGTCCACAATATTTGATACATATTTTTCACGTCTTGTTCTGTTGGCATTGTCTATCTATAAGTGGAACAATCTCCCCGAAACAATGAACGAGCGATTTCTTGAAAAAACGCTCAACGAGGACGGACGCGCTTGTTTTACAGATTCGGAATACGGGCTACTCAATTTGCGCGTTGCACCGTCGGGAGATATAAATTTTTATGAAAACCCGACGCGATTCAATTGTTACAGTATAGGTATAAACCTTCTCCGTGATGCTAAGGAATGCGTGTATCTCAGAAATAACTATATAGAGCGTTCTACATATCCCATACTCATATACTTTGCTAAGAAACTTACAGAGATAGAGCGCACTATCATTATGAATGTTCATGCGCAGCGCACGCCTATTCTTGTACAGTGTGAGCAGGAACAGCTGCTTACAATGAAAAATATGTATATGCAGTATGACGGTTTCATGCCTGTTATATACGCGAACAAAGATATTGAATTGTCAAATTTGTCCGTTCTTAACACAGCTGCCCCGTACCTTGCGGATAAACTCGACGAGGAAAAGAAAAACACATGGCATGAGGCTTTGACATATCTCGGAATCGGCAATTCAATGGATTTCAAACGAGCGCAGGTGCAAACATCAGAAATCGAAGTTAATTCCGAACATTACGGATATATGGCTGAGGCTGGTCTCATCACACGTCAGCAGGCGTGCGAAGTCGCTAATAAGATGTTTGGAACAAATATTTCCGTTGAGCGTCGCAACATAAACGAAATTTTGAATGGGGGTATGCAGTATGGCGAAATATACGACACTACTCCAGACGCTGATTAAAAGCGGTTACGATTTAGGCATGGATACTTATCCCATGCACCAAGAATCATATCGCTTACTGCTTAACGATAAAATTTATAAACACTATGCATACCGCGAGATAGGTTTTGAAACTCCGGCGTTGTTCAAACATTACCTTAACATGAAAATGAATGAGATAATGCCGTATTATAATCAGTTATATGATATTCAAGTTGAATTTCTAAAACAGAATATATTCCAGAATGTAAATAGAACGGAAACCGAAAAAGGTACTATAAATGATAAAGGCGACGGGAGTAATAATACAACCGATAACCGCACTATTACGGACGCCGGAACGCATTCGGACACCGATAATAACCAACGTATTTACAGTGATACACCGATGTCACCGTTGAATTTTGAGAATGTTCAGATGGGAAAATATGCGACTGATGTTACATTTGAAAATAATAGTAACAACGGGACAACCGGAAACACGCGTACACACGGTGGGTCAACGGTAGAAAAAACTACAGATAACAATCTCAGAACAGTTGATATCGCGAAGGTTTTTACGGGAAATGACGGTAGACTTTACCCGTCGGAGGTCATCGCTAAGGCAAAAGCTGAAATACTGAACATCGATATGATGATTATAGACGAATTAAATCCTCTGTTTATGGGGATATTTTAACAAAGAGAGGTATATACAATGGCAATAACACCGCTTAATTTTTGGGTACAGCCTGTAATTCCGCTTACGTTCGATGATTCGATTTCGTATCTTGAGGCGCTCGGCAAGGTCGTAGAAAAGCTCAACGAAGCGCTTACTCAGAATGAGGATTGGGCAACCGCGTTGCGTAAAGATATAACGGATTTCACGACTAAAATTGAGAATGAAATGACAGCGTTTAAAGCAGAAACCAACGCCGATATATCATCGCTTGAAAACAGAATAAGTGCTCAAATTTCAACATTTGAACAGCAAATGAATGATAAATATTCAACTTTCAAAAATGAGATTCAGACGCTTGTAAATTCAATAAGCCTTAACCCCGATTACTCCATAGACCACGATAGCCTTAATATGTGGGATGTATGGGGAAGTGGAGCAAAACTTAACTACAAACTTAAAAATACAACAGGAGCGGAGGTTTATTCTAACGGTAATTACATTTCTGCATATATACCCGTCAGACCGCTTAAAAAATATGCTATACGATTCGGAAAACCATATGGTCATACTATACTAGATGATACTCAGTACATAATTGTGTACGATGAAAATAAAAACTATGTCACTCAATTGATTTCCGGTAATTCACCTACAACTTTTAGAATGCCTGCTAATGGGTATTATATAAGAATAAATGTAAATCTTAATACTAATAGATCACAAACGATTAGTATAACAAACCTCACTGAAGATACCGGAATGGTGGATATAGAAACTCTGCCTGTTGTAAACGGTGAGCCTGATTATAGTTGGTTCTCCGCTCCCGAATCTTTCAAAACTACAATATCGAGTACAACCACGGATGATAACGCCGTATACAAGCGCAAGATTACATGGCGCGATATGGATGATTCAAGAAATCTCGCCCTTTATGATAACGTGACTGTCGGTGGATATACCACAGGCGCGTACAATGTAACAACGGGTGAATTTTCATCGTCTATTACCAACTCATTTACATCGGACTTTATACCCGTTTGTCCGGCCACAGATGATATCGTTATAACTAATCCGCTTAATGCAACAGATTATGCGAATGTAATTTACTTTAACGAAAATAAAGAGATGATAGGAATGTATAAATTCGATACTTTATTTACATCCCAGGGTCTTTATATACGTCCTATTCTTTACAACGATGTTGCATATATAAAGTTTTCAGCTCTTATAGCCGATGTTCATAATTGCAGAGTAACCGCTGACGGCACGCCTAATTTTGGTAGTGGGGTTTATCCCGATACCGCCGGCTTTAATAATGTAATATTGGTTACACGTTTGGCGGGTGGAATTATAAGATGCGGGACTAAAACATATACGGGCAATGAGTGTTATAAAATATTGAAAGACTGTATAACTAACAATAAACCGATATATGACAGTGAAACCGTATCGGGTCAGCTTATCCCCCTTAGAACAAGAGTTTGCATGAGAACGGGAGACAACGAAACAGCGTGCCGATACATCGGTAATAAACTAAATGGAGATTCTGTGACATTGGTTGTTAGTTTGTTCGATAATGGGTCAATAGCTTTATCGTAATTATGAGCGAGTGTTAAACACCGCAATGGCATAAAGAGCCATATAATTAAAAAGGAGAGGTTTTATACCTCTCCTTTTATTATATCTAACCATGCAGCTTTTACGCGCGCATTTTCGTAAGCTGTTCCCCATTTATTACCTATACGCTCCATAGCAACAGTAAACGCTTTAGAGTTATAGAATCTAAAGGTATCTACCGAGCGTGTGTTTATTCGCGGTCGGTTGCGCGCGTGCTTACCGTGGTATTCACCGATAAGCAAGCAACGATTCTTAACGCTGAATCCCATTGTCATTTTAACCTTGTTATACTCAAAAACATAAATCCAATGGTAGTCTTTGAATAATTGCGGTTTAATTTCGGGGTCTTTCTTAAATGAGCCTGTGGTAGCAACATCATTTCCGGCTACACGTTGCATTTCGGGTATTTCATCTTCACTTTCATATGCAACGGGAATAAACTCCATAGCGCATTTCGCACCATTTTCAAAGCCGGACGCGTTCCAAAATATAGTCTCGCCCAATTTTGGATTTACAGCTTCCCAATCTAAGCCGAAAAACCGGAAGAACGGATTATATTTTGACATTTCATTCATATTGTTGCCGATAAATATAACTGTCCCACTTCTGTTTCTGAATACAGTAGACACTATAGACATGAAATGTTCAGGTTCGTTCGGATAATATCCATATGGGTCTATCATGACAAACTCGTCAAATACAATTGTATCGACGTTGGGATATTGAGAGCTTTTAGACGCAACTTCTTCGTTGGATAGTGCTATACCGTGACCGAATGGCGCGTCGTTGTACATATATTTCTGACGGTCAAAAACAATATTGGTCGTTTCATCATTGAACAGACTAAACCATGTAGTTGCGCTCCGCATAGCTGTATAGTTGCGGAATACTCGCACAAATTCAGATTTATCAACGTCGTATTTGTCTTTTAAATATTTTGCAACCGATGTACTTTTACCGGATGAACGACCGCCGAATAAGAATATATAAGAACAGTTGGGAAAATTGGCTAAGTCAAATTCATAATATTTCATGCTAAATCCTCCGTTAAGTCGGACATGGAATCGCTAAGTAAAATACCATGTTTGAATTTTGATATGTCGCAAGGGCAAAACATTATATTTCTTTTACCATTCAAATAATACACTATGCCTATCCCCTCGTCGAACATATAAAAAGTAGTCCGCTCTGTGTCAAGTTTATTACCAAATACATATTCCGATACTTCGTCATAGTGAAGATACGCAGATTTTTCGTTTGTCCAAAATAAACCTTTCTTCATGGGCATTTTGAATTCGTAATCTGTGTTTTTAATTACAGCACCGCAATATTGCCCAAATTCATCTGACCAATTTCCTTGGTTCTGTCTATCGAGATATGTACGCCCTGAAACACTTTGGTCGAACATTGTATTTGTTTTCCACATAATACGCATAAGAGCCTTGAATGAAAGTAGCCATGAATCGCTATTTTTGTATAGATAGTCAAGAACAACGGATACTTTCATTGTCGCCTGTACAAGACCGGACGTTTTAACATCTAATTCACCGTCAAATGTCATATATCGCTTTGAATTGAGTGCTGTGAAATACGCATATGTTTCTTCGTAATCAAACTTTCCCAAACCCCATTTATTTTCTTGTACCTGCGGATGTTTGGATTTTTGACAACGCTCCATGACACCGTTATTAAATTTCGATACCACATTAAGAAGTTTGTTGAATGTAACAACTGATTCATTAGGATAATATAGTTTCGTGCTATCGGTATCCCAATATACAATGATATATGGAGTTTCTGTGAATATAAGATGAGAGAATAACACAAGGTGTCTCCGCGCGTATGCTGTAATATAAATTCCCACGATGTACGACGATTTAACGCGCTTAAACAAACCTCGGTCGGAACGCTCCTTACCGAGTTTTATCATAGTCTCGTTATAATAACGCTCGAATGATTCGCGGCTAAGCGATTCTGTGTTTGACGTTATACAATCATCGTCAATAAGAGTATCACCAAATACAAGCTGTGTCGCGTCTATTCCATACTGCGCGTTAAACATATTCTTCGACAGCATAAGATAACGTTTAGCCAACTTCTTTGGCTCGGCGTTTGATTTTATGTCAGAGAGCCATTTTTCGGGAATACTATTCAACAATGTTTCATCGGGGTGTTTACCGTTTGATATAGCTTTCAACGCAGTTTTCATATTTGCATATATAATGTTACGCTCAACTAATTCATTTATACCGCCTGTTGATTTAGCGTGATTGAGAAATAAACATTCAGCTGATATAGATTCAACATCGTACATTTTGAGTATATTCACAATATCAACTTCCGTTGCGTATATAGTACACTCGTCATAGCTGATAATTCTACCATTATCGATAAGGCGATTATACTCAGACACCATTTCTTCTAACAATTTGTAACCATGCGATTTTTTATTATATTCTATTTCGCCTAAACCATCTTTTGATTTAGTCTTTGACGCTGAAATAATGGGCATATAGTTATAACCGTAATTTTTAATTTTTATATTTTTTAGCGTAAATATGCCGTGAAACATTTTTCCCGACACTAACGCGTGACGCATTTTTATAGCTTCTACATCATCTAACAGCGACGCTTCTGTGCATTCTTCATACAGAACGTCCCATAAATTTTGTAATTCTTCGTTTACATATAATACGCCGTTAGTATCGGGAAAATCCATTTGTGTTGACTGCGATGGATAGTCAGAGCATACATCAAACGAATGTACTAAAGTGCATAGCTTACCGCGAAAGAATGTATTCGCGTGTGTATAAGCCCCTTGATATACCCCGCGCATAATTTGATATTGGTCAAAATTCATGGGAAATGTGTCAACACAGTAATTGCTCCATGCTTTTTCCAACTCTGATGATAGAATAGCTTTATTGTTCTTACGCGTAAACGATGTAAATGTGAGCGGAATATCCTTTATATTTTTAATCCAAAACCAATTCTTGCATTCTTCCATGATTCCACACGCTGTTACTTTACAATCGTTATAACAATACTCATAATCGTATTTCTCAAGTTTATCTGTAGGAAGCCGAAATTCATTATAATCATAACCGAGTTTGGGATGCCCTATCATGTCACCGATTGAGCCAACAGAACGGTGCAAAAGTTTAAGTGAACATCGTATCTCAAGCCAAACTTTCTCACCGTCTCCAAACGCAAGTCTCCATGGATTACTCCCGTCGGAAAATGATTTTGTAATCATTAGCTGACCCATGAGAGATTCCCAATTACGCGCAAAAGAAAAATCGAATCCGAGGTTGTGGAAAAATATAAGTGTTCTCTTTTTACGTTTTTCCGCTTGCTTATAAAGTGTATAAAAATAATCTCCGAGGTCTTTCGGATAACGACAGTCGAAACATGGTTCTACAACGTCCCATGAATCAGGTGTGGATAATCCTTTATTAAAATTAGCTTTTACTACGCAAGCGAGATATGCTCCGCATTCGTTTGTTTCTAAGTTAGATGATGTCTCAAAATCTGCGACGTAGAATATAGGAGAATAATCTATCTCAGTAAACGCTTTTACTTTTGGTTTGATTATTTCATCTAAGTCTGTTTCACCGCGTTGCACCCGTTTCTTTATAGTAGAAATACCTACACAGTTTTGCCCGTGTAGGTATTCTGAAAGAGCGGTTAAATCTTTTAGTGTATACAGTTTATCAGCAATTTTGTATGTCGTCATATTTGGTCATAATGTACATTGATACCGAACCGTCTTCTTCGGAACGAAATTCTGGAATTACAATCTCAAACCCCCATTCAATTAATATCGACTTTTTACGTTGATATAAACGTCGCGTGTCATACCCTATAAAATAAGCATAATCGTCATGTTCTATACCGTTCCAACTTACGTCCCTAACGTCTATACCACGGTCAATAGCGTATGCAATCAAAGCCCCATAATCCCATAAATCATCAATATGAAACGCTGTTCTCATTTAATCCACTCCTTACTATATACAACCTCACTATCTGCCATATGCAAATAAAACGCCAATGGATTATGCGAAAATACGTCGCTTATATTTCGTTTGTCATACTCTGATGCAAATCCCATATGGCAGTTAATCGCTTGAGCTTCTTCTATTTTAAGCGGTATGAATGACTGAAGTATATACACAGATTTAGAGCCATGTCCGCCGAATGGTGTTTCTTCGTTCCATTCATAAGATTGATACTGCTCCCATTTACCATCTACTTTAGTCCATCTCATGACAGGCTTGTAGCAATTACATTTGCATATATCGTGAAAAAGAGATGTGATTATAAGACTGTCTTCGGGGATTTCGTTCTCTAAATAAAGTCTATCGCGGTATTCACGGAGTTTGTCATAGACTTCAAGCGAATGTTTTATAAGACCCTTGGGTTCGCTATCGTGATATTTAATAGACGCGGGGGCGAAACAAAAATCGCTGTCGACAAATATATATTTATGAAGTTTGTCTATACCGTCGCGGTCTATTTTCTCCATGAGATATTTTAGGCGGTCTGAGTGAAAGTCGTACATAACTAAATTATCCTTTCCTTAGTCGAAAAAATCCAAACATTCTTTTGAAGCGGATTCAATTCCAGCGTCCAATTTAAATACCGGAATTGTATATGTGGGGTGCGGTGATTTATATTTAGAAGTTTTTACAATTATATAATATGCATCAGCGGTTACAAATGAGCCTATTCTTTCATATCTACGGAATCCGACCATGTCATTCGACATTTCTCTATATCTATCAAAAGAATAAGTTACAAATGCTTTTTTTATCGTGTGTATGATTACGTCGAAATTTCATTTGTTAAATCCACCTTTCAAGCGCGAAAGTATTTCATTTTTACGTTCTTCCAATGCTGCTATATCATCTTCACGTTGTTTTTCGTTGTCATTAGCTTTTGCGTTATCTTTTGCCTTGTCAAACTCTTTTTCCAACCAATCCGAAAAGCCTTTAGTGTTGGATGGCGGAACATCAAATTCGCCTGTAATATAATAACCAAGGTCGGAATTGGTGTCCGCAAATGTTGCAAGATATCTATTATCTTCCTTTACGCCCGCTGCTTTTGTTTTAAAATTGATATAGTCAATAGCGTCATTGAAATCCTCAAATTTTTCGCCTTTATCTAAATCCTTTTTTATCGATTCTACAGTCATGAGTTTTTCTTGCCATTTAACCTTATCACTTCTGCGTCTGATTCGTTTATTATGGTTATTTATTGCGTTTCTGAGAATGTGTTCCTGTTGCGGTGTTAGTTCCAATTTTCTTTATTCTCCTATCTGTCAATAATCTTATTAATGACCATTCGACTTTAAACCAATTCAACCATTTTGTACATCTGTTATATGCGCTGCACGATTCGCGCGCTTGCTTAATGTCTTTTGCATATGGGGAATGGGGAGTTTGGCACTCCCCACACGGATACCCACATGAATTATATTTATTAGTCATTACTCTTTCCGTCTATGAATTCTATACGGTCAACTATGCACGAAATGTATGTTTTGTAAATCTCGTTTCCGCTCTTTGTCTTTTCGTCGGATTTCTCAGACCTGATTGAAAGCTGTCCGTTTATAAAGGCTGCTGAACCTTTATCGAAATACTTTGTAATGAAATCTGCCGTTCCGCCAAACGCCGAACAACGAATAAACGTTGTTTCTTCGGTCTGTCTATTGTTTATGGCAAGTGTAAACGAACATCCTGTTTTCTGCTCTTTCTTTGAGCCATAAGTAAATGTTTCAGGCTTAGCTACAAGGTGTCCCGCGATTGTAAGCTGATTGACGTTAAGAATTGACATTTTTTTATGAATCTCTCTTTCTATGTTTTTATTTTAGATTTTGCAGGAATTTTACCCTGCGATTGTATTTACAAGGATTTTTACCCTGCGATTATAATATTGGAAATTTTACCCTGCGATTGTAAATATGAACGAAATGTGAATGAATTATGACCAAATTGTTAACAGAAAATTGTTAACAGAGTGTGAACAGACTATGAACAGAATGTTAACAACTTATTGATACATTTTGAACATTTTGTGAATTAATTGTTAACATCCTGTTACTAAATCTATATCCTGCGCATAACCTTTTAGTGATTATGCGCAGGATTTACTTAAAGATTGGTTATTGTAGTTATTAAAAGTGCTGTTACGCAGAGCATTAATATAATAAAGAATAATATAATGAAACCTAAGATTTTAATTAAATATTCTTTATCGTTCATGCGATAAATGTCCTTTGTAGTTTGTCGCCAACGAAAACGCACCAGATACCGTTGTCTATATCACGAATAATATATATTTTTTCTCCGCTGTAACATTTTTGCAGTAACTGCCGAACGTAGCGCGCACAATCATGATATAGCAGCTCCTCATATAATGACCACGTCGTTTGGCGCGCCGTTGTGGCGGAATGTCGCGGGGCATTAATGCATTGAATGCGAAAAGATGTTAAATTGCCATCGCGTTCTTTATATATGCTATAAATCGGCGTGTCATATGAGAAAAACGTGCGTTCATGATTCTCGCTTGAATAACCATCAAAACCACATTGCGCATGCTTGTGTAAAATTAATTTATACATTTTTTTACTCTCCTTTTAATGTTTATGAATGGAATAGAGGGTTTAGCCCTCTATTCCAATCTCTGCCATCATTGCGGTCACACGCCGTTTTGCCTGCTCAAGTTCAAGAAGTTTAACAGCCTTTTCAAGAGCTGCCGTATCTTCCGGCGGGTTGGCTTTTCCGGCGCTTGCAATCTTGCGCTTGATTCGGCGCACGGCGTCGGCTATATCTTCGGCCGTGCATTCGGTAAGCGTTCCAGCCTTAAGGGCCTCAAACGCTTTAATCTCCGCGACCCGTTCGCGCGTCTTTCCACCGCGTTCGGTGTATTCGGTCATAAGCTCGGAGAGGCGCGCGGAATCGGCTTCGGGGTGGTTGGAACGGATGCGTGACCGCTCAAAGCCTATAGCGCGCCTAAGCTCACTATCTGACAAGGACTTGACAGGAAGTTTAAGCATTTCGTCCGTGTCAATGTCGATTCTGTGCACGGTGTGACAGTCGGGACACTCATAAGTGTACTGAATTTTCATTTTTTACCTCTTTCTTCCTTATAGGAAATTTAATGTATATGCAAGGCTTGCGCCTTATGCGCTGTATATAGTTTTCAATGAACGCGAAACGAATAGGATTTTTTGTGTTTGCTTTTCCTTTGTTTCTGTATATAGTATACTATTCATATATGAACATACATAGTGTTTTATTTTAAACATTTTGTGAATTTGCTTAAAATTAGA